TTATCCTTTCGTGGAACGCGGTTTCAAACGCGCAGCTAAGGCACTACGAGGTTCAATGGAAGCCAAGCAGTCTTTCCAACTACGCCTCAACGATTGCGCCAAACAACGCGATAGAGATCGAACCCCTCACGGCGGGAACAACTTACAACTTTAGCGTTAGGGCTATCACGGTCAACGATAACGCGGGGCCACCCGCAACAATCAATGCAACGGCGGTAACGGATACAACCGCTCCTGATGTTCCAAGCGCCCCAGCGGTTACGGCGGGGGTAAAGCAATTAGAGGTTTCATGGCAGGGATACAGCTTCCCTTCCGACTTTGCCTCTATGGAGGTTCATCACAGCACCTCAAGCGGCGGCACATATTCTTTGATTGGAACATCAGCGGGTACTAGCCTTGTTCACGGTGGGCTTACACAAAACACAACGCATTATTATAAGCTCAAGGCAAAGGATTTTTCGGGTAATATCTCTGCGTTTAGTGCGGTAGGAAACGGAACCGTTGCGGCTGATGTGCAAGGCTTAACAGGTGTCCCCGTAATGACATCAAATGCTTATTATTACTCTACAAGCGATACTACCCCCAATGAAAATGGCAGAATATACTTTGGCGTTTCTGCGACAGATCAAGGAACTATAATAAGCGATGGCCCATTTCCCTCAACTATTTACATAAGATTAGATGAGGACGGTCGCGCCACCGCTAGTGATACCGCAAGCCTGATAAATTTAGACACTGATCTAACGCAAGCTGTAAGCACAGGCGGCAGTGGAATTTTGATCTACGAAAATGATCAAAATTGGGGTTGGTATAGTCCATCTGGAAATTCTGGAGGTTTTTCTAATAGCGGTTATTACTTTATGGAAGGCACTTTGCAATCCTCAGAGGGCAATATTGATGCAGTTGGTCAATGGTATAGGATTGGCGTAGGTAAAAAGGGCGCACAAGGGCAAAGCGGGCTTATCGTTTCTTTGAACGGCGCTGACATCCCAATGAACAACGAGATAAGCGGCGTTGAGCAAGGGGTCGATCCAAGGCCAAACAATTCGACAACACAGGCAAAGCTTGATGAGGCATTCTTAGAGATCAATCCATTGCTCGCTCAAATGTCCGACATTCCCCAAGATGCCGTGGTTTGGGGTCGTTTTGTTTTTGCAAAGTCGCAAACATTTACAACAACGGCGGGCCAAACAAGTTTTACGATTACGGGCGGTCATACACCAGACGCGCAAACGGTTGTTATTTATGACGGCACTCAATTAGTAAGAGGTGATTTTTTATCTGCAAACCCTGATAGTGTGGGCAATAGCGCTTCAGTAATATTGCAGCCTCAATTTCTTGATAGGTTTGGACTTACATCTGTTCCCGCAAGTAAGTCTGTTGAAATTCGATTTATCCAAGCATCTTCAAGAAAATGGGATTATGCATCACAGGATTGGACGGATAATGCGGCTGAATTTGACAGTCCTGTTTTCTTCTCGCCTACTGTTCTAAGCAAGGAAGTTTTAACTCAGTCTCTGCAAGCTCAAGAGATTACGGCGGGACAGCTTATTGTAAATGAAGATGTAGACCTTTTAGATGGTGCGGCTTGGCGCATAGGAAAGCAAAACTATTCAGATGCTAACAATGGTATTTTCTTTGGCAACCCTGCGGGTTCTGGAGCATCAAACTTTGATTTTGCGTTTACCGCTTTAAGTAACTCTGGCCTAACAACGGAACACGGGATTGAGTTTACCCCATTACTTACAAAGCTTATTCAACCGACGATCACTAAGCAAGCAACTGGCACGGTTGCAATCGCCGATATTACATCGACAACTGGAAGCACAACAACAATAAAAAGCGCAAGCGTTAATCCTAATGCAATTCAAGTCACACTTAACGGCATAGGCGGCGGCGGTGGCGGTGAAGGCGCTGAAAGTCAAGATGGAAACCGCGCACAAGCGGGGGCTGATACTACTTATCGCCTTGTAATAACTTCTGGATCTAATGCTGGAACGTATAACTTTACGGCATCAGGTGGCGCGGCAGCGGTAGGTCGAGGCGCGGCAAAAACAGACGGTGATGCGGGCCAAGCAAGCTCAAGAGCGGCGGGCGGCGCTGGCGGTGGCGCTTTTCAAACGGGTGGGTCTGGTTCGCTTGGGTCTGGCGGCGGCGGCGGTGGTGGTCGTGACTATAACTGGAACACAAGTTCAAAGCACGGCGGTGCGGGTGGCGGCGCGGCCCAAACTATCAACAACACTTTTGACATTAGCGATGCAACAGAAGTCACTCTAAGTCAGATCGTTGTGGGCGCGGGCGGCGCGGGCGGCGATAGTACGCGAGGGCATGGCGGCTCTGGTGGTAATGGCGTAATCTTTGGATCAATCCAAACAAGCGGCCTTGATCCCGTTGTTCTGCAAACACAAACAGATTATAATAATTCTCACGTTTTATATGACAGCAATAATCAAGCTGCTTTTAATCATCCATCAGGCTTTCAAATTAGATATGGGAGATTTTATAGCTCTCAGGATGCGCCTCAAACTCAAACTTTTCCTGTCGCGTTTAGCACCGCTTGTTTGGCTGTAATACCAAGCATATCTGGAAGCGTTGGAAGCTTTACTACGACAAATTGGATAATAGATAGAAATGACGATTATCAGGGTAATTTCTACGCCTATTACGTTGCTATGGGATATTGATTGGCTGATTGATGTAAAACCCAAACTATGATACGTTCCCAGTATCGCCAAAAAGGAGACTTATGATATGGCTACTTTAAACAACAGGGTCTTTGATAATGGCCTTACGACTTTAGACACGGAAGCAAATAAAGTTCTTGTAACCTCACAGGAAGCTTCAACTTACGCAGAAGCAAATTCTACTTATGCTTTAGGAAACTCAACGAGCCTTTCAATCGGCGCACCAGCGGATCGAAGCGGCGGCGGGCGCAAGGTTGCGGTAGCTTCCATCACAGATGGCTCAGTAACCGCGACAGGCACGGCAACGCATTATGCGCTTGTAGATACCAACAATAGTCGTTTGCTTGCTACGGGCGCTCTTACGGCCTCTCAGGCGGTAACATCTGGCAACACATTTACCCTTGCGACTTTTGACATAGGTATCCCAGACCCTGCATAAGTAATTTCAATTAGGGGGCTGCTATGGCTTTAGTATTTGCGGATCGTGTCAAGGAAACCACAACCACAACCAGCACAAGTGATTATGCGCTTGCAGGGGCGGTCAATGGTTTTCAAACCTTTGCGGCTATAGGGAATGGAAACACAACCTATTACGTCTGCACGGATGATAGCGATTTTGAGATTGGTATCGGAACCTACTCAACAACGGGGCCGACACTAGCGCGAACAACGATCATAGCGTCAACTAATTCTGGAAATGCTGTAAATTGGGGGGCGGGATCAAAGAATATCTTTGTCTCAGAACCCGCCTCCAAAGCTTTTATCGCGGATGCGAACGGTAATTTAAATATCCCTGACAATAAAAAAATCAATCTTGGCGCAGGGTCTGACCTACAGATTTACCATGATGGGTCTAATAGTTATATTAAGGATGCCGCCACTGGTGAGCTATACATTCAAGGCGATGAAAGCATCCGTTTTACTAACTCTGCGGGTTCAGAAACATTAGCACGTTTTATTTCTCAAAACCGTGTTGACCTTTACTATGACAACGCCATTAAGTTTGCCACCACCAGCACAGGCGTATCTGTAACAGGAAATATTGCAGCAAGCGGAACTATTGACGGGCGTGACGTTGCAGCGGATGGCACGAAGCTAGACACGATAGAAACAAATGCGGATGTAACGGATGCGGCAAACGTAAAGACCGCACTCACGGCCTTCTCTACGGGCACTGACGCATCATCGACGGATCTTATACCAATCTATGACGTAAGCGCGAGCGCATGGGAAAAGCAAACCGTTGCCAATGTTGCGCTTCAAGGGCCGACAGGATCAACGGGACCGACAGGACCGCAGGGTTCAAAAGGGCAAAAAGGCGAAGTTGGGGCTGCGGGTTCCAATGGAGCC